TACGAATCGTCGTCTGTGTTGACGGCGCCGATTTCATGTTGGAAAAAGTTTTTCTCTCCGTTGAAAGTTCCGCATTCTTTGTAGAAAACGGGATAATTGTATGAATCGTTTTTTAATAAAAGAGTTGCCTTCCCCAAAATCCAGGCGAAGTATTCTAATAGAGAGCGCTTATTTTTAGTTGATTCAATCATTTTTTTTACTTTTTGATAACTTTCTCTTGAATTTTCTTTTACTGAAACCTCTACTGAAAATCTGTAAGGAGTTCCGTCATATTCAAACCATTCATACAAATCGACATCTTTGAAAAAAATATGCAAAATTTGTTCAACTGCCCACCGCGTTCCTTTTTTTCGGTGCCAGCTGAATGATTTTTTTACAAGTTCTCTTTTTTGTTCAACAGTTAAATCGCTGTCGTAAAAATCGACATGATTTTCATATGCTAATAAATCCAGCAAACGTTCTGGAATTTTATCAACATCAACCAAATTCGATAACGCCTCGGCTTCTTCATACGCTTCGTGCAATTGAATTACAACCGCTTCAAACATAGCCACCAAAACCGGGTCTTGTTTTAAGCTATAAGGTAATAATTTAAGAGCATCCTCAATCATCGGTTATCCCCCGATAAGTCAAATTTGCTACGGTTGCTTTAGCCACTTGATTTTTTGCGACTTCGATAAACATTGTAGAATTAACAGAAACCCTGGAAGCCCCAGCTTGTTTTAAACGTGCAATTAATTCTGATAAATCAACATCGCGCCCTAATTTTGAGCGTTGCCAAACAAGATATTCTTGATAGGCCTCTTCAACTTGATTTCTTATAATAGAAGCGACTGTTTCGTTTGCCTTCGAAATCCAATATTCCGCAACCGCTTCATATTCAACAACTTCTGGAGAGCTGACAATTACTTTGTCAGTCAGTGGACGCACATCGGATTTTGTTAAAACTACTTCGACGGCTGTCAAATCTTCATTAGTGGGCAATTGACCATCTTCCATTAGCACAACCACATTAACCACGCCTTCATTCGGAGAATCTACGACAATGTCTGCTATCTTTTGACTAGCCGTTTTTGCCCAGTAAACATATGCAAGTTCTGGCCCGGCAGTCGAGAAGCTTTCCGGTGCTAACCTAATCCGCTCTGCATAAGCATCATCAGATTCCGCTTCTGCTCCACCGCTTGAAATTGTTGTATTTTGGACAGACTTTACATACGGTAGCGGCTTAACCAATGTGGAAATCTGCCCTGGCAAAAAGTCATTTCCGATTTCCCCTACTTCTGTACAAGTTCCGCTCATAACTCCGATGCTCTCGCCAGTTGGTATGACTAAATCCGCATCTAAAGCAAAATGCACATCCCCTACTGAGATTAATGTTCCAGCTTCAATAACATATGGTTCGTTCGGCCGGTCATCTTCCAATACAAAAGCGAATGTTGTTTTAGCCGGCTTAGCAGATATTCTTTCGGTGGATCTTTCTTCACCCATATGCTCTAATGCGTTGTCAACCGCATAAGCTAAACGGTTTTGACGCAAAGCGAATTCAAGTCGATTTCTTTCCATAGTCACAAAAGCAACTAAAGCTTGCAAAAATTTTCGTCGTGGATCTGCGCGTTGTAAAATAAGTCCAGTTTTTTCTTCCACGTGCAATAACATTTCGCGTTCAATCTGTTCCGGAGCCTTATTCAAAAATTCTATATCTGGCAAATTAAATCTGTTCGTCATTGATAGCCACCTTCACTTTTGGTTTAAATTTTCCCTCTAACGGGTTTCCGTCAAATGAAACAGACAGCACTCTGGCGCGTGGCTCAAATTTTGTAATAGCTTCGGTCACTTCATAGGTATAACGAGCTTTTCTCAAATGAATCGGATCATCAATCCCCATATTCCAACCAAACTCCCTATCAAGAGGGCAACTCATCAATGGGGTGGACATAATAAAAGCAACGTTTTGTAGAACCTCGTCTACACCCGTCGCTCCAAAATCAATAGTCGTGAGTGGAGTTACTTCATATTCTGCCATCTATGTCACCTTTCTGAACGTGGAATATGCTGAATTAGCAGTAATATATCTGCCGCCGCCCAAGTCGTACCAACCATTTTTCTCTCCATAAACCGTTAATTCATCCCCATTCATTGCATAGCCAAGTACTTTATATTGCACACCAGGCCCGCTACGAATATGAACGGATTTTACAGTGATTTTCATTTTCCCGACAGCTTTTTTTGCCGCCGGGGCTGTTGAGGACGATGATGCCGAAGTGGAAATTGTAGCTTTTTTTACTTCGTCTTCTTCTCTTTCATATTCTCCTAAGTTTATAGTTACATGAATTTCTAACACATTTCCAAGGTTATCTATGCGCTTGTGAGTTTCTACTAATTTTTCAATAACCCAATAATTTACAGAAATCGGCTCATTTCCACGTATAAATAATCCTTTACTCCCGGTTCGAGCATATCGTCTAAGCATTTCTAATTGTTTTTCTGGGTTGACGCCCAGTTCAGCTTTAAAGACAATGTCAAAACTAATCGTATCTGCACCAGGACCGATAAATTCTGGTTTCGGTTTTCTCCCGATTATTTCATGCTTTTGATAGCGTGGTTCATTGGTGCGTGTAAAATCGTTAAATGTCTGCGTCTTCTTTTCCGATACTTCAAAGACCAAATCCAAAAAACTGCCGATTACAGCCATTCAATCACCCCGATGTGATGGTTCCGGTGCATTGTATATTTCCTTCCACTATCACATTTTCAGATTTTATTTTTAAAACATGAGCAGATGTATCATATTCAAAAACTGCTCCGTCTTCAAATTGCAAATAATGTTTTTTCTTATCTTTGACGGGTGGCTGGTCCTCGTCGTTGTATACTGCTCCTAGCACAAAACCTTTTGAACAATCCGAGAAAATACAAACCACCTGTTCACCGATGGCCGGCATACTGTATTCCTTATTTTTTAAAGTCCCACGAAAGATGACTTTGAGCTCAGCGGAGATTACTCCATCATTTTCAATCCGTTTTACACGAACGGTTCCGCGATCTTCATAAACATTCACAACAATTCCTTCTTCTATTTTCATCAGTACCCCTCCAGGCATTTGCGCAAATGCAATGTACTGCCTTTCGCATTGTGTTCAACTTTGTAAGCAATGTATTTTCCATTTAAATTACCAAAATCCACTAAATTAAAAGTCATCCCTGCATCGATGTGCATATAAGCGAAAATATCTAGCGCAATGGTTGTCGCTTCTTTATTTTTTTCTCTTAATTTCTTCTTAGCGAGTTTTAAAGCCTCTTCTTGCGACGATACTTGCTGTTTTACAACCAACGTCCTGCCGACTTTCGGAGCGCTTGGAGGAACAAATGTAGCTGTTATGTTTTTCTTTTTCGATGTATCGTGATGGGTTACTCTACAAGCCTTGTAAGTATCAGTTAACGATGTTTTAAAGCTCCAACTTTTTACTTGTATGATATCGCTTAATTTGCTTACCCTTCGAATCGTTTCGACCGGTGGCTGTTCTTCATAATCTTTCTCGTCAAGCACAACAATTTTGTTGTTTGAGATTTTTAAACAGAGCCCCTCATCTTTGCATAACTGATAAATAAACGCTAAATCCGTCTGGTTGTCTTGTTCATAACGGTCTTTCTTCGGGTTTTCAGACGACTCCCAGACAAGTGCCATACCATTTTTACTAGCAATTTCACTGATCACATTTTTCAAATACGTATTTTCCCATGCGTTGCATTTCTCTTCGCCGCGCAATGATGAGTTTTCTGATGTGGCTAAAGCATTAATTGTGATGACAGAATTTTTCCCTTGTATTTCATCGATTTCAAATAGACCTAATTTAGTAACATATGGATGCTTTCCCCAAAACCCTCGAAGTATTTCCGGCTCAATAGTAGAGCCTTTTGCGGGAAACCAATTTCCTAGCCAAAGAACATTTCTATCTTCAAGATGGATGCTGAGACTGTCAATTTCTCCGGAAAGATTATCTGTATAAGACCAATCAAGCATATACTTCTGCAATTCTTCTGTTACATCTTGATTATTGTAAGTGACTTTTAATACTGTTCTTCTTGCTGCATCCAACGTCATAATTTATCCGCCTCTCCCAACCATGCAGGGCGTGAAGTATAAGAAGTAGTGTCGACATCTGGCACATTTAGCTTTATTCCGCCTTCGAAAACAATAATATACCTGTACTGCGGATTCGCTTCAAGCAAATAAGTTAGCAAATACTCGCTCCCCCATAATCGATAAGCAATTAAATCCCAAGTATCTCCTTGCGCCGTTATATAACTACTCATATTTCAACCTCCTTGATGCAGGACCTTCCGGAAGTTGCACGGAATTAATACGAGATTCCAAGCGGTTAAGCGCCGATATTACTCTTTGCCCAGCAGATTGTATGCCAGATAGAGATGCAACCCAACCGCTTGCTTGGCCAAGGTATGTGACCAGTGCGCCCATATTGTGAGCCACCGAGTCTGTTTGTTGCTGCAATTGATAAAACGAACCATAGATCATGCCGCTTGCTTGGCCGGTGTACATAGTCAAAATCGACATATTGCTCGCAACCGAAGCGGTTTGTTGTTGCAATGGATAAAAAGCTCCGTAAATCATACCGCTTGCTTGGCCAAGGTATTGGGTTAAAAGTGCAGCATTGCTTGTCGCTTTCTGAATTTCTGCATTTAATTTTGTAGTGTCGACTGCAACTGCGGTGGAAACAGAGACCTTTGACGTATTGCCAATTAATCCTCCGAGCCAACTACCTAATTTATCGCCCGCAATACCACCAATCAAGCCACCGACTGCTGTTCCGACGCCAGGTATCACAGAACCGATCGCCGCACCTGCAGCAGCGCCTCCTAATCCACCGACCGCCGAACCAACCGATTGGATTTTATTATCCGACGTTAATATATCTGCTCCGTATCCAATAATCGCTAACGGAGCAACCGCTTTTCCCGCACCTTTTCCTAATTTTCCGACCTTCGATAAAGCTTTTGCTGAAGTTTTTGAGAAGGTAGTTTTTTTCGCAGGAACATCTACTTCTGTCATCGTCTTAGTTACAGATGTTATTGCTTTAGATTTTTTTGATTTAGATGAACGCTTTTCGTTCTTTTCTTTTTTAACTTCACTTGCTACAACCGTTTTATCCGCTACCGCTTTTTTCTTTTTATTGTTACTGTTATCAACTGCCTCTGTTGTATCTGCAGCCGCTTTCTTTTCCTTTCGGGTTGTATAAATATCTTTAATCGTACTCCCAGCCCATTTAGCGCCACCAAATAACCCTTTACCTAATAAACCGCCTGTCATAGCATTAGCAGCTGCAAATAAAGCCAAACTTCCTGCAAAATTACCTTCCAACGCTTCTCCGACAGCGTTTTTTGCAGCAGTTGAAAATCCTGTCAACCATGATTTTCCTGCAATCGTTCCCAAATCAACGAATAAGTCGCCGATTAATTCGCCGCCTTCTCCATCGATCCATTCGCTGACGTATTCTCCTGATTTATCCAGCGTATATTTGACTTTATCCCCAAAGTCCATGTCTTTATATTTCTCCGGATCTTGGAATGGGGCTGTTATGTCGTCAATAACCTCAGCGACAGCTTTTCCAGCGTTCTCGATAGCTGGCAGGTTGCTTTCTATTGTTGATGTTAAACCGGCAAAAACATCTTGCAAAACCGGTAAAATCGGTGTGGCAAACGCAATTTGCGCAGACTCAAATGCTCCCGACAATTGCTCTTTTGCTCCAGCAAAGTTGTCTTTCATTTTTTTGGCCGCTTCTGCAGCAGCTCCGCTGCTATCTTCAAGGGCCTTAGTCATATTACGAATCGCATCCGGTCCGGCTTCAAATAGATTTATCATTGCAGTAGAAGCTTCAGTACCAAAAATCGTAGAAGCATAAGCAACTTTTTGAGTTTGCGATAAATCTTTAGTAGCCTTGTTCCATTCTTCAGTAATTTGCGCAAGACTTTTAAAGTTGTTTTCTGAGTCGACTACAGAAATATTTAGCTTTTTTAATGCTTTTTTTGCTTCGGTTGGTGGGTCAGATAAACGAGTTAATGCCATACGCAAAGCGGTACCAGCTTGTTCTCCAGCCAATCCTTTGTCCGTTAGTATGCCTGTAGCTGTACTCAATTCTTCAAGGGAAATACCTAAGGTTTTTGCAATCGGTGCAGCGTATTTAAAGGCATATCCTAGATCTAGCACATCTGCAGCTGATTTAATCGCAGACATAGCGATAATATCAGCTACTTTACTAGCTTCTTTCGCTTCCATCCCAAAAGAATTTAAAGCAGATGTAACTACATCAGAAACAACATTTAAACTTTCCCCAGAAGCTTCTGCCGCAGCAATCAATCCTGGCATCGCTTCAATAATTTGTCTGGCATTCATTCCTTTTGCCGCGAGCTCGTCCATACCTTGTGAAACCTCAGGAGCGGATAAGCTGGATGAAGCACCAAGTTGGATTGCAGTTCTACTTAATTCTTGTAATTCAGTATTAGTAGCATCTGCTTTTGCTGCTACTTTAGCCATTTGCGCCTCAAAATTTGCAGCTGTATCAATAGACTTTATAAAAGTAGCAGCCGCTGCTGCACCAGTTGCTATAACAGTTGTTTTTGCAGCAGATTTTACATTCGTATAAACATCTGCAGCCGCTGCTTTTATAGATGACAATCTTTGCCGATTGGTGATTTGTTTTTGTTGAGCGCGTTCAAGAGCGTTTAATTCTTGCGTTAACTTTCTAGTTTCTTCTGTGTATTGAGAGAGATGGATTTTCTCGTTTCTAAAATCACGATTTAAGCGGTCTAACTCCTGTTGGACCGCTCTAGCTTCCTTTTTTAAATCAATAAGACCTGAATTCGCTTTTCTGAAAGCTTCCACGAAAGAGCTTCCAATAGCACCCGTTATTTCAACTTTTGTTTCGAACGATTTAACCACTATTTTCAGCTCCTTACTTATTAAAAGCTTCAATCCAAGCAGGGAGAATCAACATTTTTTTCTTCTCCCAATATTCAATACTCGTAAAACTATCCATCGCTAATTTAACAAAAAGCTCCCTTAACTCTTTTGCTCCTCCGTGATCGCCTACCATCTGACGAAAAAATTTCTTGTTTGAAATACCACTTCCAAATAGTCGCCAGCTTTCAATTTTTTCAAATCGTATGGATTCATCTTGGCCGCTTTGGCAGCTAAAAGTAACATAGCATGCTGATTAAAAATATTGTCGAATATTTTTCCTTCGATGCGAAGTTCTTCGTCAACTTTTAGAATGTCTTCGCCTGTAAAATTTGAAAAGTCCAATATAATTTTGTCGATTTTGTTCCCATCAATTTCGACTGGCTCTTTTAAAGCTACATTAATTACATATTTATTTTCTTGATTTGCTTGAGTCATTTCTTTTACTTCACTCATTTATATCTCTCCTTTATATTCCTAGTGCATCTCTTAATTTCTGTGTATAGTCAACGCCATTTACCCTGTAAATGTAATTGATTTTATCAACTTCAATCAGTACTATTCCGTCACACTCAACTTTCAAATGCAGCACCTCGATTTCTGTTGACCCATCGTATGGCTTTCCTTTTTCCGCTTTTCCCAATTCGTTATTAGTTGGAATCCCTCTAACATACACACGATTTGGTACAAAATCATGCTTACCTTCGACCGAGTTATATTGTTGATTGGCGAGTCTGCAATCCAATTCGATTGCTTCTGGTCGTAAAAAAGAAATTAATTCCTTTGTGATTACACGCCAATTAAGTTTCAACTTTAAACTTTGCAAATGACCGAAAGCTGGAGACTCATATTCTCCCAAGATACCAGCCCCGTTAATAGTTTCTGTTAAAGGCTCCAGGCTTGGTAATTCGATGTCCGATACCCCTTTCAAATCCGGATTTCCGGGTTCATACACCCGGAAATCATTTAACTTCTCAGGAATAATCATCTAATTCACTCCTTAAAATAACGAATTATAGTAATTTGGATCGAATTCAAGTAAGTTCTCAATATCTTCCGCCGGAGTTGGTTCCGCAGTGAAATAATGAAGCCGAATTTTACCATTAAGTAAATTTGTTAGCGGATTTTCATCTTTTCGAAATTCCACGCGCCCTCCTAAAACGACTCCGGTGGCTTGTAAACCGTTAAACCAGTTATTCATTGTATCCACGATATTATCAATCAACCTGCGTGTAATCGGTCTGTCTACTTTGCTCCAAGTTGTTAAAATAATTGTGTTTGCAATCCAGTTATGAGTTATACGGACAGGTATAAATATGTCTTTAACATCAGTATTTGCCGGATAAGCTCCAGTTCGGTTGCCCCATAATTTCCAACCACCCATAAAATTCAATGCAGTTGTTATTCCTTGACTGTTGAGCAATTCTGCTTGTTCTGGCCCTAAATCTACTTTCGTGCCATCTCCCAAAACCATTTTGTTCATCGATAAGTTTTTATTCGATGGAGATTCATGCGGATAATCCCCGTTGTTTTGAGCCACTTTAACCGTCAAGCATGCAGCTTGAGTTGATAAATGATAAACTTTATCATCCAACGCTATCATTGGCCAGCAAACACTTTCATTTGTTCCCGTATAATTATTCTGATTTTTCCACTCGTTTGCTTTTTGGTAAGTATTAGCCTCGATAGTATCAATATCTGTCCAAACATAAGATCTAAAGTAACTATTAACCGCCGACGCTTTTGCTCGCATTACAGCAGCAACACCAGGAATTTTAGAAAATTTTGGCACAATAACTTGCCCTGGAACTAAGCCGAATTTTGGAAAAATAGCATTTAACAATTCCAAACCTTTTCGTTTGCCGGTATTAACGCTATAACCACCAATGATATCATCTTCATCCACCATTTCTGGAGCTAACTTTTCATAAGTGATATAGAGCGAACCCTGACTTAACGGAACACTTCCGCCAGGCACAATCGCAATAACTAAATTTCCATCATCATCAAATGAAGCGATATAATCAATGTCTTTTTCTAATTCATCGCTTGTTTCGTCAAGTTTAACTTTTAAACTGTCTTTTAAAATTCCTTTAACAGTAGATATCGCTTTTCCGCTCTTAATTTCAACGATTTCATTCGCTGATGTTTTGTGTACTGCTGGATCAAGTACATTAACAAAAACAGCTGGCGCAACATTAAACTGACGAAAAGCCGCGTCCATCGCTTCGCAAAGTGTATAATTCTTCCAATCATCTGAATAACCGAGCGCACTTACAGCTTCATCCCAAGAGTAAGCGATGATCGGTTCATTTACATATTCTTTAGTCGCTGCCAAGTTGATTGGAGCAGTGCCAAAATACACCATCAATGTTGCACTAGCTTCAACTGGCACAGATAAAGAAGTTGGGATTTCTGTGACACGCGAACCATGGTTAAATGCCATTATTTATTCACCTCGCTTTCAATTGGGTAAAAATACTCTTCTGCTTTCTTGTAAAATAAAAATTCAACAGAATTACTGTCCGCTAATTTCAACTGAAAATTCGTTAATTCTTTTGGATTAATAAATAAAGCCTTCAGTGCCGGACACTTCTCGATGTGACGCTCTACAACCAAAGGTAATCCTCCCTCATAAATAGCATACTTTTGTAATTCTTTTGTAGGTGGACCTACATAAATGTATTTTTCGGGCTTCTTTTTTCCATTACCTTTTTTAATAACAGTTTCCATTATTGCTTCACCTACTTTTTTTGATTCTGCTTTATGTTTCAATATAGCCGTCTTCTTTGATGGATTTTCTGTAGTACTCATCTTCAAAACCACTCCAATCGCGTTGGATTTGCGGAATTTCAAATTCTACTTCCATAACACCATGCCACAGAGGTTTTCTCTGTTCTTCAAATAACGCAGAACTAATTGTACCGGTTAAGTTCGCTGAACCTATTGTCTGTCTTTCCTTTAACCTTGATTTAATGCGAATCATTACCGATAAAGTATCTCTCCAACCATGTTGTTCATCTTGGCTATAAGTTCCAATAAGAAGCCGAAATGTCACTACATTTCTATTGAAAATTTCATCTTCGTCGCCCAAATAACGAACAATGACAAATGGATAATCTTCTTGTTCTGTATCCTCGCCGCGCTTACTTTGTTTTGGTGGAAGATAGCCGTCAAAAACAGCAGGCGATTTTAAGTCACCTGCTTTTGTTTGCAATAACATATCTTTGAGTTCATCTTTTAAAAACGCAACCAAATCATCTACAACATTAAGTACGTGCATTTACACACCACCATATAAAAAACGTTTGATTTCATGCTCCAGTCGATTATCCAACATCTCTTGGGCGCGCGCTTGAATGGATTCTATAATTTCATTTTTGCCCATCATCTGTGCTACGGAAGGACCATAAAGACCTCGAATTGGATAACGGCTAGTTCCAACTCTTGTAAAAACATTCACAAAACCATTTTTTCTAACGCGAGTGACAAAACCCGTTTGAATCACTTCTTTACTATTTTCTCTCAATACCCTAGCTCGAACCTTCATTATCTCTGGAAATTTTGGGGAAACATCAAATTTCATCAATGGTGTTACCGGTCCACTAGCGCGAATTTCTGCCACTAATTGAGTAGCGTTAGCTGATTTAATTTTAATTCTTCTTTTTACATCCGCTGCTTTTATAACATATTTTTTTCTAATTTCTACACTCGCTCTTGTTCTTGCTGCAATGGCCGCACTATTAATGGCACGCCACAACACAATATTGGCTTCTTTTTTGGATTGAGAGAAAATTCTCTCTAGTTGTTCTGCATGGCGAACTCTTACTTGTACCATTTTTTCACCTAGCTTTCATTAGCACTTAACAAAATGCGGATGATACCTTGTTCTTCTCCTGCTTCTTCCACGAAGAAACTTTCGCCATCTAAAATCAGTTCACTATCAACTTTTGGTACATAGAAGTCAGATGTCTTTACATAGACAGTTTTATAACGTTTAAAAACCTCTTGGCTTGCGTAAATTTGGTCACGTGGAAGATTAGTGGCATTATTTTCTAATTTATGGTCAATTACAATCATTGGAAGAGTTTCGCCTTCCAGCTCATGCTCTTCCGCAAATTCTTTTAAATTAAAAAAGACGTTCAAGTCTTCATTTACGTAGTCTTTGAACGTCTTTTTATTCATCCGTATCATCCTCTAAAAGCTCATCTGCTTTACCTTGGGTGATAATGGAAGCAATCACTTCAGCTTTTGTAGATGCACCTGTCAAATCAACGCCTACCGCTTTTGCCGCGCGTTTTAATTCTTCTGCGTTGTATTCTTCATCTAGTGCCGCGCGAAGTTCCTCAAATTCATCTGGTGAAATTTCAAATTTATTACTTACTTGCTGTTTTCTTAATTCTTCCTCTGGGCTTAGCACATATTCCGCTGCCTTTAACCGTACAAGGCGCTCTTCTTCTGATTTACTTAGACCGTCAATAATAGCGCCGCGTTTGTATGTGATATTGTTGTGGCGAATTGTATGTTTTGCTCTAATCAATTTCATCGTCTCCTTATAGCACTTTTGCTACAAACCATGAGTTAATTTCCTTAGGAATTGGAAGTGGTTTTGAACTTAGCTGCAGAATTTTTCGAGCAGGTCGTTTTTCTGTCCAAGAATCAGGAACACGATCGGCTTCGTAAGTTACTAGATCATTGTCTTTAGCAATCGTAATGGCTGCATAAGCCATCGTAAAGTCTGCTTCGGTAGCAATTAAAGCAATTGTTCCATCTGGTACTATTGGTTTTACTTCTTCAGCAACGTCATCATAATAGCTTGCTGAATATTCATAAATTTCGCCTACACCTGCAATTTTTCCAATATAAGTCGCTCCGTTTGGTAAATTTTGAGGTCTTAATTCTCCGATATTGACATTTCGGACATCTAACAATTTAAGAATCTCCTCGTCTTTTAAAAGTACGTCCGTAACGTCAGGAGAAACGATGACAATATCAGGATTCACAAAACCAGTATTTTGAACAATACGCACCCAACGTTTTAAATCTGCGTACTTGCTAGAAGTTGGTTCGCTCCATAAATTTTGCCCAGATAAGACCTCGCTATTTGTATGACCAAATGAAATGACATAATCTACACCTTCGCCTTTTACTTCAATTTCCCCGTCGAAAATTGCTTGCGCGCACATTACTTCTTCGCGACGTGTAATCATATCATCTAAATCCTGTAAGTCTTTTATCAGTTTTTCTGCAGCGCGTTCATCTGGGGTGCGAGAAGAATAAATATTTTCTCCCATTAAGCGCTTTTGTAAATCTGCAGCTGTAGTAACCGTTGTTGGCGCAACAAGTGGTGGTTCAAATGTTTCAGTACGGAATCCGCTATTTTCTACAACTTTCCCACCTATTTTTTCGCTAACATAAGGAGCAACTTTTGCTCTTCCTTTTTTAACGTCTACATCAACTTTATTCGTAGGGGAAAGCTCTTTATTTTTAAATAAAGTATCTCGAATAAATGTTGTAACTCGTGGCATACGCTCCACGAATTTAAGCATTGTTCTAGTTTCGAATAAATCTACTGCCATCGATTATTCCTCCTCTTTTCCTTGTGGATCAGCTGGTACCGTATTTCTTAAAATAATTCCAATGTTTCTTAATGCTTTTTTGTACTCTACTTGATTAGCGCCTTCTGGAAAAATAATTTTCCGCGCATTAAATTCTCCGCACACATAACAAACTGCTTCTTTTGTTTCATCGGCATCTGTTGCAATGGCATCTGCCATTATACCGTAAACATCGGTCGCGTTGCTTTCAGTTGTCATAGCAATAGCTTGTCCTTCTGCATTTAATGCAAAAACCTGACCGACTGACAATTCTTGACCTGGTGCAACTGTAATCGGTTCAGTTACCACATCCGACTGAAATCCAGCTAAAAGGTTGTCAAACTCTAAAACTCGCATATTACTTACCTCCTAACACTTTATTAATCAATACATCCACTTCTTCATCTTTTGATTGCGGTAGTCTCCTAACACTTTATTAATCAATGCATCTACTTCTTCATCTTTTGATTGTGGCAGTGCATTTGCTTCTACTTCATTGATTGGTTGTGCATCTTCTTTAATGTTTTGCAACATCATCGATTTTTTTAATGCGTCATTTTTCAGTATTTCAACAGCTACTTCACCTGCAGTTACACCTGTTTCGAATTTCGCCTTATTAATAATTTCTTCTGCACCAGGCACAGCAATATTTTCAATTTCTTGGATACGTTTGCGTTCCGCAGCAATTGCTTCGGCAGCCGCTTCATTCTGAATTTGTTTTACTAAGTCGGGATATTCATTTTTTAATTGTTCAAGATTCATGATTTTTTTCTCCTCCTTTTTTACTCTCGACTCTAATACGCCTCTCGAAGCATTATTTTTAATTAAACTGTTTGGATCATTCGCTAATTCATTTCGCATTTTTTCAATAACTTCCCGTGGCAATAAACCGCTATTAAGCTTCATACCAACGCTCGCAACGACACTTGAAGTGTTATCAGAGAACATTATTTCATCAACAAATCCATGTTCCACAGCTTGTTGCGCGTTCATCCAAGTTTCATTGTCCATCATTTTTTGTAACTCTTCTTTTGATTTTTTTGTTTTTGTCATATAAATCTGCATAATTGCTTCATTAGTTTGGATTAATAATCGCTTCATGGATTCCATTTCACGATAATCGCCTTCTGCAGTCGCTGAAGCATTGTGGATCATATAAGCTGCACCAGGTGCGATTACAGTCTTGTTAGTTGCATGAGCTATCATTGTGGCCGCACTTGCACAAACGCCTGTGATTTCAGCGATTGTATTAAATGGATATTTTTTTATGTGTGCATAGATTTCGGAAGCGGCATAAACAGAACCACCAGGACTGTTTATGTTAATGACTAAATTTTTAACATTAGCAGCAGCGGCACGATCTAATTGTTCCATTATTTTTTTAGGGCTTACTGCTGGAATCTCGAACCAATCATAGATCCATTGCTCGCTGTCAGGTACAATTGCACCACGAATATCAATCCTCATTTTCCTCTCTCACCTCCTTTTGAGATTCTTCATATTGGATATCCAATCCCGCTTCTCTACGTGCTTTTTCCTCTCGTACACGTAAAGAATGATTTCGCCAGAAATCTCCGCCAGTGAGTTCAACAGTTTCTTTTGTTCTTGTGCTAAATCCATTTTCTACACGTTTTATTGCTGCATTTACTTCTTTTAATGGGTCTAATTGACCTTGTGATGGTCCGTTCCATTCAGCTTTACAGTATGCTTTTCGTGCCATCGGGTCATTAAAAAAGCCAGGCGCTTGAATACGGCCTAGCAAAATAGCTTCTGTTAAGAATTCTTCATATATTGGTTGGCAAAATCTTTTTGCAATCCACTCTCGACGCATTTTGAACATTTTCCATGCTTCCAACAACGCGCCGCGAGAAGCAGAATAAGAGCTTGTAAAGTGTTTTAATAACAATTCGTATGGAAGCTCCAATGCTGAACCAATTTGTCTACAAATTGATACAACAAACGGATCAAATGAAGCATTATTACGAGCAGGGTTAGCTGTAGTTGCTTTTTCACCTTCCCCTAAAGCAACAATAGCACCTGGCCCTAATTCATAAGATGTTTCATCATCATGATCAACTTGCTCTTCTTCTGGAATTGCGTTATCTAATGGCGGACCATCATATCCTGAGTCTTCCATTTCGATGAAAACCGTAAACAATGATGATACTAAAGCCGCCATTAATTCTGCTTCGGTGTATCGGTCTAGTTGTTTTAAAGACTCAATAACCGGCGATAATATTGGCACCCCTCTTCGTTGCTCTGGCCGTTCCGACTCCATAAGATGAAGCACATTTTGCCTTCCAGTTTTTTTACCGAATTTTTCTATACGGATCCATTCATTTCTACCTGATGAAAGCGACAATGGATGTTGTTTGGAAATGTGATAAGCTACCACTTCACCAAACTTACCGAGTTCAACACCATTGATAATATTTGGATTGTTGCCTGGTGGGGCACAAACTCTATCTGCTTCAATTAATTGGACTCTCAAAGAATACGGATTTTGCGGATTATCTCGATAAGGCAACAAAGCAAAAACTTCTCCAGACATCAAAAATGATAAGAAAGCCAATTGCTGCAGCTCGTAAAAATCATGCATCTGCATGGCATCACACATTAAACTTTCAGACCATAATTCAAATTCTCGTTCTGCTGTAGCTTCCCACTCGTCTGCTTCTTCTTCAGTTAATCCTAGAAATTCATAATCAATCTGAGCATTTAAACGCAGTCCAGCGCCAACTACATTTGTTCGAATCGTTTTTAATGACCCGGTTGCAAGAGGGGTATTCATATAAAGGTCACGGGATCGTTGGCGTAAGGTGTCTAAATTATCATCAATATCCTCTTTGGTACTTCCACCCTTAAAAATCCAGCCAAGCATGGATTTTTTTCGCTTACTTGCTCCGCCGTTTGAATACCCAGAATTCAGCAATTCTAATTTTCTTCTTGCATAATTTCTTTTCAACGCTCTCTCTGGGGAAACCACCGAAATGGCTTTATCTATTAAATTCAAACATTTTCACCTCGCTTTCTATAAATCTCTTGGCACGATCCGCGTCACTCTCCTTCGCCCTCGTCCGCTTTCTCTGGCTTCAGCTTTGGCTAATTCGTTTTGCCAAAATTTAATTTGTTCGCGAACTTGAGATAGATTCGCTCTCTCCAGCCGCCGATTATCAATTGAATAACTTTGCCCGGATGCAATTGCCGCTTCCGCATCAAGCCACATTAGCAGCCTTTCTTTACATTCTTTTACCGTGAAAGCCATTTATTACAGTCCTTTCGAAATTACTTTTCTTCGTCTTTTCTTTCGTTTTACTGTTTGATTGTAAACGGCACCAGTGAGATTGTTCTTGTGCAAGTATTCTAAATCCGGATTTAATATTCTTAATGCTGCCAAAGCGTAGTTGCGCAAGTCGAGAGGCTCATTCCGAACATTCGATGAGCGTTTGACCCATTCATACCGAATCAAACCATTAACACGTTTTGGTTTTTTGTATTCAGATGTAAGGCCAATAAAATAAGCCTCGTCATATCCTTTCTCCTTATTCAATGGAAAATGGCAATAACCAGGCTTCTCTTGATCTTCAATTTTTAATCTTCCATAAATCGTGTCTTTACCTTCGTTAACACCGATTGTGAATAGATAAGTATCTTTTTTGATTCCTACTTTAGAAGGTTTGGAGATGAAAGGTGTCCCCGAACCACCTTTACCTTTTACAGCAAAAACTCTTTTATATTCTCGCGCCTTACAAAATTCATAAACTTCTTGCGTATAGTGACCGCCGCTGTCTATACAAGTAGCAGATATCGATAACTTAACTCCGTTTGGTGTAAACCAATCTTTTTGCAAGAATGCATCGAGTTGGTCCCAAACCGCCTGTTGCCCTGGGTCTCCGTAGAAAATCTTGTATTCAATCCCCCAACTAGTTTCACCAAGACCCCAACCAACCACTTCTACCTCCAATCGGTCATCTTGAACGTCTACACCAGCTGTTAAAACTAATACGCCATCAGGAATATCATGCTGATATTCTTCTCTTCGTTGCATTAATTTATTGTGGTCATGCTCTTGTGGCTTTTCTTCCCAGGATTCTCCCAAAGTTGTGTTTTTCCATGTTTTTAATGTTTCGGGACCTTTCCTTTTTGCTTCCTTGAATTCATGAATAATATTTTCCCAAGATTCCCAAGGTGAAGCGAAAGCATTTAAGTGAAATCCTCTTTTTCTTGCTTCCGGATTCCTTGCAATCCATTTTCCAGGCCTTGATTTCCACTCGACTTCTGTGTGTAGTGATTTACAATAAATACATTCCATGCCAACTGGTTCAAATCTTATTTGTTCCCAAACATAAGGTTGAAATTTACCGCATGACGGGCACGATACGCACCACTGTTCCATTGTGCTTTCATTATACTCAGCCTCAATTCTTGAAGCCCCCTTAATAGTTGGAGTGGAAACAGATATTTTTTTTCGGTTCCAGAAAGTTTTTGTTCTTTTATGTGCAAGTGATAACGGGTCACCTTCCGTGCCCGCGCTTAGTGGAAAACGGTCAACCTCATCCGCTAATACAATTCGAACTGGTCTTGATGCTAAACTTGCAGGCGAATTTGCACCAACTAACGTCAAATGTCCTCCTGGAAATTTTTTTTGCAGCAAAGTGTTGTTACCATCTTTCGCTTTTGGACTATTCACTTTTTTGGCGAGTGAAGGTGTATCTCTAATCATTGGTGCAATTCTGTCTTTAGAATACGCTTCAGCCATTTCCAAAGTAGGCTGCATTAATAACATAGGTGAAGGGTCGTAATCGATGTGATAACCAATGATATTATTGATAATTTCTGATTTACCAACTTGCGCAGAGGACATCACAACAATTTCTTCATAATCAGGATTATTAATGGCATCCATAATTTCCCGTTGATATGGTGCTCGGTCAGTATTCCATTTACCGTGCTCTGCAGATGATTCTTTCGATAAAACTCTATATTTATCTGCCCACTGAGATACTGTTAATTTAGGTGGTGGTGCTGTTAATTTTGCAATTTTTTTAAACAGAATCAGCGTGTGTTTGCGAACCATCGTCATCTTCCTCTACTTCATCATCGGTTGCTTCAATGAACATTGACGGATCATACTCCGATAACTCTTGAAGCGCTTCATGAATATCTCTTTCAATCAACGCTTCAATGAGTTTTGGGTCACTTTTGTTAACAAGCATATTAGCTAGTTTTGTGGGTAAAGATAACATTTTTGAACGAAATGCCATAATCATATGGTTAAGCACTTTTTCAACATCTTCAGATCTGTGCATTTCATTTTTTAAATGAGCAAGCTCGATTTCTGCTTTTTCACGCTTAGCTTTTTCATGTAGCCATTTTTCATATTCTAATGATTCTGTTACGTCGTTTTCATCCATTCCCTCTGATGAAAGTTTTAAAAAATTAATGTATTTGCTGACAGTATCAATTAAATCGAATCGTCCGTGTGCTACACGACTTATCACACCCTCTTCTACCAATTGACGAACTCGGCGCTCTGTCATATTAAACATTTTTGCGATTGTTTTTGTATTAACAACAAGACCGTTCACATCAGATTTAGTAGACACCTAATCACCGCCATTTTTTGAATATAATATTTTGAATCGCTTAGGATGGAAGGAACCGAATTTTTACGCTTATATCTAGACCGTTTTTGGGGCCTCGCGAGACCCGCAGGCTTTGTATTGCGCCAGAAGGACCCGTAATTTTATTTTCTTAGAAAAATAATAGGCGCTGCAAATATGCTTGCAACGCCTGTCGCATCTAACTTTTCCATTAATACCATATTAACATGCTTTTTCTAAAATGTTCTGCCAAAATCCTGCCAAAATCCTGCCACCCATTTTATTCCAATTATCAAATATTTATCATAACATTGAATATCCACAGGATTATCGACACTATCCACCACTTTAACATATCTTATATTCTGTTAAACTTTCGGAATTCATTTAATACTAGATTTATCAATACATAGAATAGTCTTATATTGATGAGTTTTACATTGAATTTTTATGTAAATGTCTTTCGTTCTCTAAAACTTTAAAATATGAAAATGTATTGAAAATCTATTTTATACTTCCGAAAATGAGCAAAATAAAAACATCCCACTTAACCGGGATGCTTCTAATAATATAGTTTGTTATATGCATCATTGATTGCATCTTGATTTACTCCAATGTATCTCAAAGTAATATAAGGTGAACTATGATTAAAGATGTCCTGCAACAAAGCCACATCTCTTGTTTCTTGATAAATGTGATAACCAAAAGTCTTTCTAAGTGTATGGGTACCTATTTCTTCCAAATCACATTCACGTGCAGCCTCACGTAAAATATTATAGGCTTGTACCCTTGTTATTGGTTTGTTTTTTCCCTGCCGAGACTTGAATAAATATTCTTCCGGATGCCTACCTTCAACATATTTATTAATCAGTCTTTTTAACTTTGGAACAATGGGTATCCTTTTCGTCTTGTTGTTCTTTCTCGTATTCTGCACCTTTTGTTCGCGAACAGTAATATAATCTTTTCCTTTCACATCCTTCACTTTCATTCTTAATATGTCACCGATTCTGAGTCCGGTGTAAATTCCAAAACAGAATAACAACTCATTTCTTGTACTTTTGGAAGCTAAGTATGTTCTTACTTCACGGATTTTTTCAATATCCCTAATTGGCTGTACATAATTCATACTTTCACTTCCTCTTTCAGAAGCGCTTTGGCCTTATTCTGCTTGATGATCGCTTCAATAATTTCTGTTTTTGTAGAGGCGCCCGTTAAATCGACACCAGTATTTATTGCAGCATTTTTCAATCCATCTAAATCAAATTTTTTATTAAGGGCCTCTTTCAATTCATCCGAATTATCATATACAATGACACCTAAAAATAACGCCAACTTATACAAAGCATTACTTTTTAAACGGTAGAACGTGCGCTCAGAAAGATTTAGTTTTACAAAAATCTCATAATTGTGTAGAGGCTCCTCCGCAAGATTCGTAAGAGTGATTATTTGTCGTTCTATTTTATTCAACCGGTTAAAACCTCGATTAAACCACTTCATGAATTTTGTATAATCCTCAGAAAAACTCGCTCTCTGAATAGCTGCGTTTTCTGTGCTTGAAGATTTATATAAAGAAAAGTTCGGCATTTCCAGAGTATATTTTGTTGTGATTTTTGGCAGTAGATCCTCAGTGGTTGTAAGCATATATGTTCGATATTGACGAAAAACTTTTTCAATGGCCATTTGAGTTGCTTTTCGATCAATGTTTTTCAATAAATCATTCATGGAATCACCTTCCTATTGTACTTGTCTATATGCTCCACGATTCCGCTTATATCTCGGTCTACGCATCCCCATAATCTCTTCCCAATCCAGACGGCTCAGATTTTCACTTTTCGTTTTTGAACTGTTTTTTGAACGTTTTTTTATTCTGGAAAAATGTTTTTTCTTATGCGGCTTATAAAAACCTTTCTTAATCAATTCGGATTGCAACGTTCTCATTTTGAAACACCCCTTTTGATAAAATGAATTTTTACAAATAAAAAAGGACAACAAATGACGGCAGCATAAAACTGCAATCAAATGTTGTCCTCCAGCGGTCTGGCTAGGACTATATTAAAAGTATTCACTTTCATCCCATTGAATCTTTTTTACGTCGCCTTTATAAGTTATTATTTTTGTTTCTGCATGTTCTGGAAGCTTTGCATATTTTGCTATACCTTTTGAAAATATTATAACACAACTCTCAGGTAATTCCATTATATCAATATTTAGGTGGCCAGTGTCAGAAATTTTTAACTCTTTCATTCTCATTAAAGCTTCCTCCTATGCTATAATATTAATGCGATAAATCGAAGGAAGCTTCATAAATTTGCTACGGTTTTAACCGTAGCATTTTTATATTTTGGAAGATATAAAAGCGTAACATTTATCTACTGATTTAAATACCTCGTGCAATTCATCGTTTTCTATTTCATAAAATCTTTCGTTCTTTCGAATATTGAAAGAATCAATTTTTATTTCCTCACCAGTCTGTAGATTTCTAATTTTTGTGAATACCGGATCATCGTCTAAGCTAATAAATTCGTATAAATTCGTTTGTATTAACATGTCCATCACCATCAATTAAGATTTAATTGGCTTTTTTCAGCGTGATACCATTCTTTTTCTTCCAGTTGTGCAACTGGTATTTAGTAACTCCTTTTATTGCTGCAATGTCCACATCGTACAAACCACGAGCTTTATATTGAAGATACTCCTCCATCGTCATTTTCCAGTTTCTTGTTCCTTTGTGCTTTTTATCTTCAATTGGATTCATTACCGTTTTCTCTAATGTTTTTCCCAACAGTACAATTTTGTTACGGATTTTTCGTCTTTCCCTTTTGCTTTTCTCTGTATCTAATAAGCTTTGTAACTCGTCAATTTGGCGTAGAATTGCAATACGTTCCCTCTTTACTTGGATACGTTTTTTTCTTAGTTGTGATTTATTCAAATTTATCACCCCTTAAAAACTTGTCCTATTTTTTCAACATATTCCTTGCTTCATACGATATCTCGTAATGTCATCGTACTGCGAATCAATCTTCACAAAGAGCTTTTAATCGCTCATATTCATTGTTCAATTCATCCGCATAATTGCTTGTGTTTATGACTTCTGCCAAAATCGCTCTATCCTCATTGGCTTCTTCTAATTGCCTTTCAAATTTCCTTAGTGATTCAATTACTTCCCGTTTTTCATTCCTGTCTAAAGAACTTGTCATTACACAACCAACTGCTATGTTAACAGCTTTGCTAATTTCCAATTTTTCTCACCCTTCCTTTATTGAACATTATCTTCGAAATGCGTCTTACAATAAACAACCATCGATTAACAATACTTCAGGTTCGTCACTTTCTAAAGATTCTACGATTTCTTCTATATCGCTTAATTTTCCAGATTCATCAACAGCTTGCGAAAATTTCACAATTGCATAAAGTTCCGGTACTAATTTACATTCTTTTAATAGCTCATCAAATTCATCTTCTTCGCCAGCAACCACTTCGATGTACTTTTTTACAGCTTCTTCGTAATCTTTTGCTTTAATCAAAGCGTAGTATGGCTCGATAAATTCAAAGAACTTCAAAGCTGTTATATTGCGAATTTGTTTAATTTCCGAATATTGTAACTTAGTATCTGAAATACA